CAACCACCTGAGGGAATGCCACCACAGGGACAGCCACCACAGGGACAACCACCTGAGGGAATGCCACCACAGGGACAACCACCACAGGGACAACCTACTCCAGAAATGCTGAAGGCTATGGCAGCGCAGATGGGGATAGTATGACAAAGATTTCAAAAAGAGATTTTAAAACCAAGAGAGATAAGAGGGAAATCTTTACATGGTTGAAAAACAAAAACAAAAAATCTAAATGGGATCATTCAGCCCATAAATCTGGATGCAAATCCTTGAAAAAGGTAAAAAGGAGTTATTCTTATGAATGATAAGACGATTCGGCTGTATCGCAGTCCCGAAGGGGATGAAAACACCGCAACTACGAGCGAAGAAGAGGTTTCAACTAAACAAGGTTTGTCTGAAATTATTACTGATATTGTAAAAGAAGGAAGTGAGAATGAAGAAAAAGCCGATAACGTTGAAACGGAAAATGTCAAAGCAGAAGATTCACCAGAGGAAAAGGGTGCATTCCAAAAGCGTATTGACAAAGCTACATGGAAACAAAGAGAAGCTGAAAGAAAAGCTGAAGACCTCGAAATGAAGCTTGCCTCAATGGTAGCTGAAAAAGAGGTTAAGGCTGAACCAGAGCCAGAGGCAGTAAAACCTGAACAGGATAATTTTGATACTGAAGAAGGTTATTACGAGGCCATGACAGACTGGAAAGTGGATCAAAAGTTTAAAGAGCAGGAAGAAAAGCAGTCTGAAATCAATAAGAAGTTAGAGTGGTCTAACACAGTTAAGGCACACAATGACAGAGTTAAAGACTACATTGAAAAGACTGGAACGACTGATTTCAACGAAACAGTTGGAAAAATGCCGGTAGCTCCACATTTGGCAAACACTATTTTCCGCAGTGAAGATGGCCCTGCTATATCCGTGGAACTATCAAAGAATCAGGAGAAACTTCACAAGTTAAATAGAATGAATTCACATGATGCAGCTATGGAACTTGGAAAGATTTCCGCAACAATTTCAATTAGGAAAAAACCAGTAGAAGCTCCAGGCGGTGCTACCCCTATAAGTAAGGTTAGTGGCCGCAATACGTCTACCAAAAATCCCGGAGATTTATCTCAAAAAGATTTTGATGAGTATGCGAAGAATCTACTAAAAAAGTAAAGCCCAGTTTCGGTTATATTTTTATTGCTGACTGGGTGATAACAGGAGGCTTTAATGGCTAATACGATTATAAATCCGACCATTATTGCCAAGTTAGCGTTGTTTCATTTGCGTAATAACTTGGTAATGGCTGGTCATGTACATCGCTCTTATGAAAAAGAGTGGAGTGCAAAAGTTGGTAGCACTATAAATGTGCGTAAACCAGTTCAGTTTACTGTAACTGATGGTGCTACAAGATCGAATCAGGATGTAACCGAAACGAACACATCCATCGCAATTGACAAGCAAAAGCATGTATCTTGGAATTTTACCAGTCAGCAGTTAACACTGTCGATTGAAGAGTATTCCAAGAGGTACATTGAACCTGCTTGTATTGCACTTGCAAACAAAGTTGATATAGACCTTTGTAATCTTTACAAAAACATTTATCAACAGGTTGGTACTGCTGGGACAACCCCATCTACTTATTCCAACATAGCGGATGCTGGTGAAAAACTAGATCTCTCTGCTGTTCCTATGGACAACAGGTCTTTAGTTTTAGGCCCATCTGCTCACTGGTCTTTGGCTGATGGTCTTAAAGGCGTTTTCAACCAGAGCATTACTAATGAAGTTTTAAGAAAAGGACATCTTGGCTCTTATGCTGGGATGGAATTTTTCAGAGATCAGAACATTGTTTCCCATACTGTTGGGGCACATGGTGGAACACCACTCGTAGATGGTGGAACACAAACTGGTTCAAGCCTTGCAACTGATGGTTGGACAACTTCAACCAACGTGCTTGAGATTGGTGATGTTTTCACTATTGCTGGTGTTAACAGTGTTAACCCAATTTCTAAAACTTCAACCGGTCAATTGCAACAGTTTGTTGTAACTTCCGATGAAACTTCTGATGGATCAGGTGATTTAACTATTGATATCAGTCCTAGTATTACAACTTCTGGTGCATACCAAACTGTTAGTGGCTCCCCCGCTGACAATGCGGCTATCACTGTTGTTGGAACAAGTGGTGGTTCATATGTTAACAACATGGCGTTTCATTCAAATGCGTTTGCACTTTGTATGGTTCCGCTTGCAATGCCTGATGGAACAAGTTTCAAGGCACAGCAGTCTGAAGATAATATCAGCATCCGTGTGATTAAAGATTATGATATCGCTAACGATACTGACATTATTCGTTTAGATTTATTGTATGGAGTAAAAACTATCTATCCAGAACTCGCAGTTAGAGTATTGGGTTAGTTTTTTTGAATTTATGTGGGGGCGGTAAAACGCCCCTCACTAAAATATTATGATTAAAAAATTTAAGGATTTGATAATGATGAAGAAGAAAGCTAAAAAAGCAGTAAAAACTAAAACTGTTGTTTCTAAAAATGTTTCCATTCCCAAATCAACTAAAAGCAATAAAGAAGAACGCAATATATGTATGTATAAGGCTGGCACTCAAGAACCAGAGTTGATGACAAAATCTGAATCTGAGGCTGCAATGAGGGGTAAGAAATATTTTGATAGCCCTTCAAAATGTTAGTTAGGAAAATATAATGACTGCAAGAGATATAATCATACAAGCCCAAAGGAAACTTGGAGTGGAGACTGTTCAAAAAACTCCAACTGCAAAAGAAATTTCTGATGGACTCGAAGCTTTAAATAGCATGATATCATCATGGTCTGCTGACAGGTTGTTGATACACGCAAACACTTTGAGTTCTCTTTCCATTACAAATGCCAAGGCTACATATACCTATGGGTCAGGAGGGGATTTAGGATCAACAAGGCCTATAGGCAGGTTTGCAATTAAAAATGCGTATATTAGAGACAGCAATAATAATGACTACAATCTTGCTATCAATACGAGGGCTGAATATTTAGATGAACCTTCAAAAATAATACTTAAAGCCAGACCAACAGAGTTGATATACGATCCACAATATACACTCGCACAGATAACATTTAATCCGTGGCCTGATGCAAACTACACGGCTTTTGTTGATGCTATAGTTCCTTTAACAGAATTTGCACTTTCAACTACCAGCCTTAGTATGCCTCCAGAGTACAAGAGAGCTTTGATTTATAACCTGGCAATAGAACTAGCACCAGAATATGGAATCAGTGTCCCAAAGGAAGTTGGATTCATAGCTGGAGATTCACTTAGAAAAATAAAAAATGTTAATACACCTACCATGTTGAGGCGAGCCGATGAAGGTGCGTTAGGGCACTCCGATGGGTTTGGCAACTCAAAAAGAAGTATTGAAGGAGGCTACTAATGCGTATTAAGGCTTTTATCACCTCTGTGTTGTTAGCAGTTTCGGCAACAATTGCTACACCTGCTGAACTGCTTCCCCCTCCACTTTTCAAATGGAATCTTGCAACAGGGGCACCAGCAGAGGGTTATTGTATTTACACATACGAGTCAGGAACAACAACCAATCAAACAACATATACAGATGGAACTCAAACAACTGCCAATGCAAACCCTGTTGTTTTAAACAGCAGAGGTGAAGCGGCTATATATTTTGACAAAAGCTTGTCATATAAAATAATTGTTCATGCCCCTTCAGGGGGTTCTTGTCCGGGGTCTCCCACATCACCAGAACTCACAGTTGATAACTACGGGGGAGGATCTACCTCTGAAACCGAAAAAGATGCCAACTTGGTTACTAATGGGAGTTTTGAAACTGATGACAATGGTGACGGTGACCCGGATTCTTGGACTGAAACTGCATATACAGGTGGAACTGTCTCACTAGTCACCAATGCACAGGCACATGGAGCAACAAGTTATAAGTTTGTTTCCACTGGAAATGGTGGAGGTTACTTTGTTTCAGATTCTTTTATACCAATATCACCAGCTAGAGTTCTTATAATTTCAACCATGCTTAAATCATCTGTTGCCGGGGTTAGAAATCTAGTGGAAGTCTTATGGTACGATTCGTCACAAGATGCACTAACCGGAGGAGATGTGCAGACAGATGTTTATGATGAGGCTGTAGCCAATCCCACCAGTTGGACTAAGAAGTCTGCTGAAATAACACCACCTTCTACTGCTTATTATGCAAAACTTAAATTGTATGGGGCACACAGTAGCGATGCTACATCTGGAACAACATGGTACGATGATGTTAGAATCACAACCAAAGAATGGACGGATTATACCCCCCCTATTCCTATTAACCTAGACAACGTTGCTCTTAACGCATTTCGCATCGCAATAAATGGATCAATAAGTGTTCAAGGGATGGTGGATGGTGTTGTTGATGAGTATGAGGACGAAACCGGGGTGGATACAGCGGCTTCCACAAACGAGGGGTATGACTCAGGAGGTGATTATTACACCAACATGGGTTCAGCCGCAAATACATGGACACAGTCATTAACCAGTGATGCGGCATCTGGTAATGCAAATTACTCGTATCGTCAGATAAACGCGGCTACTGACATTTCCACCGATGGCGATCAGGTTCGTGTGACCATAACCGCGAAAACCTCCGCACAATTTGATTTTGATAACGCATCCATCGTTGAGCGTAGTGGTTCAACTGCTAACGGAACTACCACACCAACGGAGTTTCTTTTTAGTGGAGAGTCTGGTGGGTCTGCGTCTGCGGGCGGTACACTGGTAAGCGACTGGCTATCGTTTTCAATTGATGAGACAAAGGATTATCTGACTATCATTGATTACGCCTCGACTAATGGAGACCCCAAGGTGGAAGTTGGGTCCGGATCGCTTTACTACAAGGCTTCCACCAATTCCTATAATCAACAGACTGTATCTGGGTTTACCGGCCCTGGTACAAATACGTTTGCCGTATCTAAACTTGAGGTGCGTTCTACCGTGGATATGACGCTGATATCCAATTCCACCGAAGCTGTGGCAGAACCCACAAAAGGAAGAGTAGTAGCCTTTGTTGAACCAATGGAATCTATTACCCTCAATACTGATTTGAAATGCTATATGAGTCTCGATAATGGGGCTAACTATAATGAGATAACACTTGCTGATACTGGTGAATATGCGTCTGGAAAAGACATTTATTCCGGGACATTGTCAAGCTTTGCTCAGTCTGGCGATCAAACCATGAAGTATAAGTGTACAACTCACAATTCCAAAGAAGTTCGTATTCATGGTATAGGATTTTTCTGGGAATAAGGAGAATTATGAAGAAAATAGTAATTGTATTTATTGTGGTACTTGCAGTCTGTTTTGGGTATTCAGATGCGGCAAGGGAAAGAGTTATTTCCCCTGAAGCCAAAACAATGCTTGAGAAAAGAGAAGTTGCCAGGACTAAGTTGAGGGCGGCTTTTGGGAACTTTTGGAACAAGGACAAACAACAGATAGCTGCCATTCTAGCCACTCTCACCCCAGATCAACAGCGAAGAGTTCTAGCTGGAATATTGCATAACCAAATGACACTAGCAAAGATAATGTTAAAGGTGAGGTAAATGGTAAATGGCAAAGAAACTGGAGCTTGCCACGATAAATTGTATAGTAGGATTGATGAAATATTTAAAGTACTATCCAAGATTGAGGCAAGAGCCGCAGGGGTTGAAGAACGCATTAAGAATTTGGAACATGACGTTGGAGAACATGGCAACCAACTCCGTGAAGTTGATAGGGCTGGATGGAAAGTTGCTCTTGCAATATGGGGAGCTTTTATAGCAGTTATAACAGCAATATTTTCGTATGTGAAATCGTTAGTATGAAAACTTTAACCATTATAAGAACATTGCAGAAAGATGGAGCTACATGGGGAGTGCTTGTCCCTGTTGGTGGAGTTCCATACTTTACAATGGAGAGAGAATGGAAAGATAATTTGCCCTTTGAATCGTGCATTCCTGCACTGGAATATAAGGTTGAGAGAGATACTACTGGCAAATTTAAGTTTTTCAAAATCAAGGATGTCCCAGACAGAACTGCTATAGAAATACATCCTGCCAATAGACCAGTAGAGTTGGCTGGTTGTATTGCATTTGGAGAAGGAATAAAAGAGATTAACGGGAAACTGGTATTGATGGATTCCGGTTTTGCCGTTGACAGATTTAAAGAATATATGAGCGAAGAGAGTTGGACTTTAAAAATAGAAACAAGGGAGGAACGTGAGAGACTTCCAGAGGAAAAAGCAGAGTATTACTGTGATTTAAAGGCAATGATAGACAACAAGGGATATATCCACGGCTATAACAACTGGAGGGAAAGAAATTTTAAACAAAATAAAAAAGAGATGGTTATCGAATGGCCTGACTATTAGAATTTCTGTTTCTACTTTGTGGAGGTGGGCTTTTAAATATAGAGAATATAGAGAGCGGAGAATTAAGAAAAACATTAAAAGAGTGTACGAAAAATTAAGGAGATAAAAATGTTGTTACAAAAGATTTTGAGTAGAAAACTCATTATGACGCTGTTAGGTGTCTTGATTCTTGTTTCTGGAATTGATATTCCAGAAGAAGTTCAGACATGGATAGCAGGTCTTATTATGGCTTATGTGGCTAGTCAGGGTGTTGTAGATTCTGTTGAAAAGAACAAAGAAACTCCTTCCACAAATGAGGAATAAGAATGGCTAAAAGAGTTGAAATACCTTTCTTTTCGTCTTACGCAAAAGGGCGATCCGAAGACGCTGTAAATACGTTACTTGAAAATATGTATTTGGAGAAAAACAGCGGTTCGGGCAAAAGAAATGTTGCGGCATATTGCCACCCCTGTCTCGATTTGCTACATAGTACGGGGGCTGGTGGTTGCAGGTCTAATGGGGTTGTCTGGAATGGAAAAGGATATTTTGTTCGTGGAGCAAAACTCGTGGAGGTAGATGCTAATTTTGTTTTTACCGAAGTAGGAACTTTAAACACGAGTACAGGGAGATGTGGTATTGCATCTGGGTTTAACCATCTCATGGTTGTTGATGGGTCAGACGGATGGACATACGGGCCTTCAAGCGGTGTTCCAAGTTTTGCGAAGATAACAGATGTAAATTTCCCATCCAATGCGACTACTGTTGCATGGGTTGATAACTATTTTATTGTTGATGACCCAGCTTTTTCTGGACAGTTCAGGCATTCAGAGTTAGATGATGCTACGGATTGGGATGGAACTGATTTTGCCAATGCGGAGCGTAGAAGCGATGATATTAAGAGACTTATCTGGTTTAAGGGAAACCCCTTGATGATAGGGGAACAAACATCAGAACTTTTCTATAACACAGGAAATGTTAACAGGGTCTTTCAACCATATTCTAACGGCATTTTTGAAATGGGAACACCAGCACCTTACTCCGCTTCAAGCAATAAAGATTCTTTATACATGATTGCACATTCAGGTTTTGGAGGTTACCAGATTATAAGAGCAACAAGTACAACCCCACAGGTTATATCTTTTCCTTCCCTTGAATTTGAGATGGAAAATATGACAAGTGTATCTGATGCGTATGGTTTCTGTTATGAATGGGCAGGACATGGATTCTACCAAATTCATTTTCCATCTGCCGGTGTTTGTTACGAGTATGGAGAAAAAACTGGTGCATGGGCGAAGAGGACTACTAAAGCGGCAAGGTACAGGGCTGGCGGTCATCTGTTTTTCAATGGAGTCCATATTATAGGTGACTGGGAAAATGGTAAGTTTTATAAACTTAATGAAGGAAAATATACTGATAATGGTGATTGGGTTAGAAGGGCTGTTAGAACCCCTCCTTTGCATTCTTCCAGAAAACTCATGTTAATGAGAACATTAGAACTTGAGATAGAACCTGGAGTTGGAAACAGTGATAAAGAAGACCCACTTATAGGTTTAAAGTTTTCAGATGATGGAACTGCCACATGGTCTAATGAATGGTACATAAATATGGGGAAACTGGGGGAAAACAATAGAAGGTGTATATGGTATAAACTTGGCTCTTTTCGGGAAAGAACCCTTGAATGGTTTGGGACTGACCCGGTTAAATATGTGTTCTTGGGGGCACATGCAGAAATTGATAAAGGAAGAAATTGATGCCAACTATTAAAGGAATAGAGCCACCACCTGCGGCAACTGCTGTTCAAGCAGATGACGGGAATTTAGACCATAAATGGTTTCAATGGCTGAATGAGGTGTGGGATTCAAGTGCTAAAATTGAGACATACGAACGCACTTTAACCCCCTTAGCTATTCCAGCTAATAGTTGTACAGAGGTTTTGTTTACTGTTACTGGAGTTATTACGGAGGATTTACTTGTTGCCTGTAATAAACCTACAGCTACCGCAAATATAGGAATTGTGGGATTTAGAGTTAGTGCCGAAAATCAGGTGGGAGTCACTTATATTAACAACAGTGGAGGGATTATCACTCCACCAGAGGAGGCTTACAGACTATGCACAGTACGACTGTAGAGAGTTCTGAAGTTCAACAGGAAGAAAGATCAGAAGTTAATAAAGACTTTATATGTGCCGATAATTGTGGAATCTGTTGCATTGATTTACATGAACAGGTACACGCTAGATGGTTAGTTGATGAATCTGGGTGTGGTGTTTGCCCTAATTTAATGGATGATAGAAAATGTTCAATGTATGAAGAAAGACCAAGGGAATGCAGACTTCCCCTTCATAGAGATTTTGATTATACAGCTTGGTGCAAAAGACAACAAGATGTTTATAAAAACATAAAGAAATACAAAGGGATAACCTGTCGATTTGCCTCACCAGAGGAAATAGATATTGTTGGTTATTTATGGAAAGAGTTAATGGTTGAACAGGGGCATGAAATAAAAGATAAACAGTTGCAACAGTTCAAGGTTGATTTGGCAACCAGAATTGGCAACATGCCAGCATGTTCTTTTGTTGCATACAAGGATAAGAAAGCTATTGGAATGTTAACTGGAGGTTTAGCTAACACATCCTTTGATACTGAAAATTTAATAGCAGGGTGTGAGTACCTTTACGTTGTCCCGGAACATCGCAATGGGGAGGTGTTTGCCGCATTAGAGCAGGAAGCGACAAGATGGGCTGTTCGTACAGGTGTTAAAACAGTAGAAATATATGTTCCATTAGAACGCAGAAAAGTTTATCAGAGGCGAGGTTATACCCCTGAGTACTTACGAATGAAGAAAATTTTAGGAGACTCTAAATGATACCATTATACAACCCAAATGAGCCATATTCCCCTTTAAACGCCTATGGGGAGGGTATCATTCCCACCGATGATCATCCACTATCAGATGCTACTCAACTTCTTAGAAAAAGAAATAATTGGGAACTGACTCAAAGAGAAATAGGCCAAGGCGAAGGCATCAGTCCAGGCCTTGGCCTTGGTGGAGAAACACCAAAGAAAGATGGAGACGTAGATCGCATGTTTACAGGCACTGAATATTTAGTGGCAACAGCAGTGTCTACTGTTATTTCTAGCCTTATAACTGGGAAAGGAACAAGAGATGCTGCTAATAAGCAGATGCAGATAAGCAAATATAACCAATACGCAACCCAAATGGCTAATAAATATAATGCTGATATGGAAAAGGCTAAGACAGCTAATATAATGGCACAGAGGAGCAGGGAAAATATGATGAGTGCCTTGTCCCAATATGCTGCCCCTGGTGCATCTTATACTATGGGACAGGTTGGAAGAAGATTCCCATATGAAGATTACCCGGAATCTTCAGATTATGAAGCTCTCAGCTATGATGAATGGCTGAAAGGAAACAGATAAGGAGATATAATATGCCTACTACTTTTGATGATATTGAAAAAAACGAAAGAAAAGCACAAGAAGAAGAAACTGCTATTTATGGTGGTAGCTTTTGGGCAACGCTAGAAGCCAATGCCGCTATAGCTAGAGAAGCACAAAAAAGATATGAGTATGATAAAGGACTCAGACAACCTTATATAGACAGTAGCAGAAATTACCTCACCATGCTAAACCAGATGATGACTGACCCATCCTCTTTTGATCTTAATACTGTTCCGGGGTATCGGGCGAGAGTATCTCAAGGACAAAAAGCCATTGAAAGATCAGCAGCGGCAAAACATGGACTGTATTCTGGCGAGACAGGAAAAAGCCTTAACGCATGGGCACAAGACTATGCCTCTGCTGAATGGGAAAAAGAAGCCAAGAGAAGAGCCGAACTGGCTTATGCTCCATCTCCGTGGGGATGGTCACCCGGCACTGCAGGAGGTGCGTCTGATTATCCTACCCTTAGAAGTTTTCAAGATAGTTATAAAGATATGTTTGAGAAAAAAGAAACCGCTCCTAGCACAGGTACAGGTGGTGGTGCTAAGGAATGTGATGGTGAGCATCAAAGGGAATATTACGACGAGACAGGAGAAAGGAGTTGTATAACAGACGAAAAAGCTAAATGTGAGGATGGAGGAGGAACATTCAGTGGTGACAATTGGTGGGAATCGGGCAAGTGTTCGGAACCCAAGCCAGATTGCGACCTAAGACACAATTATATTAATCATCAAGGGGAATGTGTTCCTAAAGGAGATGTAGGGGGAGGAGGAGGATCAGGAGAAGGATCAGGAGAAGGATCAGGATGGTGAGCATGGGGATTTTTTGATTATAATTTAAGGAGAATAAAATGGTAATGACACCAGCAACAATG